CTGATCATGTTTTCGGATAGCCTCCTGCGCGTCATACACCTGGCCGACTTCCGCCATATTGCTTTGCATCAAATACTGTCCTATTTTTCCAAAGAATCCCATAGCACTTTCAGCCTCTTCCGGTTTCTGGGCCTTGATCTTGTTTACTTCTTCGTCAGCTTCGGCTGCCTTGCTGACGAGGTTCTGGACGTTGGCCTGGTGAAGCAATACCTGCACGTAGTCCTCGCTCTTTTGGATAATGGTATCATACCATTCAGAAAGTGTTTTATAATATCCGAAAGATTCCCCGTACTTGCGGTTCAGTTCCTCCACTTTCGCCTTTTCCTGTTCCTTGCTGCCGGTAAAGTTCTTTATCTCATCGGTGACCGATTTCAACTCAAAGCGGGTACGCACCATCTGGGCGCGGCCGTCCTTCTCGATCTCGGTCATTTCCTTCAACGAGATCGAGAACTCGTCCACGCCTTTCTTCGCACTGAACAAATCTTTCGTCCACTCCACGATCTCGTCACCGTACATCACAAGCAGCATGATGCCAGTCGTAAGTGCCGTCTGCCAGGAAAAGAGGGAAGAGAGCACCTGCTTCCATACCGGCGTGCCTTTCTGTCCCGACTTCCGCAGCTCGTCGTATTCCTTACGGGCACGGGCCAGCTCATCGGTGAATACCGGCAGGTTGTTACTGATGGCCAGAAAGAACATCTGCGGTCCCATAGCCAACGAGGGCATCTCACGGGCAATCTGCTGGATGCTGTTGTGCAAGCCGTTAAACTGGCGCTGTGCATTGGGCACGTCCGGCGGGGTGACCTGTACGGATTCCGATTCCGCCTGAAGTTGTCTCAACTTGCCGCGTAATTCCTCAAGCTGCTTTTCCAGCGCGTGGATCTGGGCGATGTTGGCGCTCTGATCCAAATTGGGGGCGGCCGTCTCACCGGCAAGGCGCAGCCTTTCCAGTTCCGCCTCCAACACCCTGACGGTGTTACGAAGCTCCAGCGCCTCACGCTCGGCCTTGTCCATGCCGGGCGTAAGGCCGTCCTTCATCAAAAATTCAACTTCTACAGGTTTCATTCCAGTCTGCTTTGAAAAAATCCTACAATATCGTCCGCCTCGTCCTCCGCGCTACGGTCCGTTCTCCGGCTGCCTTCACCGCCGCCTTTCTTCCGCCTCACATACCGGGGCGCGTCACTCAGCATCATGATCAGCGTCTGGTAATTCACCCCGTCAAGGATGTAATCCACGCTCCAGCCGGTCGCCGATGCAATCTGCCATATAAATCCGAAGGGGCTATGGGAACCCTCATAACGGGTCCTTAACTCCCCCTCCCCACCTGGCTCAGCCTCGGCTTCATCGGGTTCGCCCGATCCACCGACCTGATAATACGCATAAAATCCTTCGTACCCATCAGTCGCTCAAACATCCGAAACATAGCCATCAGGTAACGCCACTCCACAAAGCTCCGCAGCACCCAGGCCGTCAGCCCGATGCCCATGTGCCGCGCCACGTAGCCCCGGCACACCGTATAGGCCAGCATCCGGCTTATACCTTTCCCGTGCTTTGCAATAAAGGCCATCTCCTCCGCCTTGTTCTTCACCTTCCAGCCGGGTGACACACCCAGTTTCAGATACTCTCTTGCCAGCAGTATCTGGCCCCGAAGCCGGGGACGCTTCATCGTCACACGCAGTTCCAAGGGACACTTCTTAAAAGGAATGCGACACCTTTTAAGAGGAACGGACACGCCACCGTCCAGCAACGCGTCCGCACATTCCATTTCCACCAGCTGCTCCAACCGGTCATCCATACGCTAACCCTCCCCAGTCTGGATTTGTGCCGTCGCCTCTTCCGCTGCCGGCAGCTTGTACTGTTCCCACTCACTGGGAATGGATTCCGTATCGAACACACCGTAAGGCTGTGAACCGTCCTCCGGCATTGCCACCTCCAACGTACACTCGATCTTCGCCGTTTCTGTCAGGGTCAGCTTGCCGCCCAAATTGGAGAGCAGTGTCGCATTGGGCATCAGGATGCTCTTCCCGGACACAAGGGCAAGTTCCCAGGGGCCCTGCATCACCATCGCGGTCGAGGGGGCCGTCCAGCCGATCGGAGTTTTCTTTTCCGAATCTTCTTTCTTATAATGCAGGCTGCCACCAAGCAGTTTGTGCAGGTTATCAAAGTCCATCTGGATCACATTGAACGTCGGCGCTATGCTGCCGTTCGACTGGGCTATGACCAGCACCGGGGCACCGGGCACCTGTTCCGCCTCGATTTTCGCCGCCTCAGGTTTCTGGCCGCCCAGGTCAAAGGAGCCTTTCTCGATATAGCCCACGACAAAATCCTTATATTTCACGGCACCGATGCCGTACATGAAATTCTTATCCGCCATCTTTCTTTTGTTTTTGAATTAATATTACCGCTAAAACGCATATCACTATTCCAGTCCCCAAACCATAGAAGAAGATTTGAACGGGGTTCGAACGCCGTTTTACCTCCGCCTCGTACAAATCCGCCATTTCCTCCCAGGCTTCCCTGTACGTCTCGGACCTGCCCGCATAATACTCGACCAGGATTTGCAGACTGTCGCAGCTCGCGTGCACGGCGATCACGTCTCCGTCGCGGCTTACCGACACGTTCGCCTGCCCGCTCTTTCCGCTATACGATGCCCTGGGGGGCAGTCTCATCAGGCTGTCAGCCGATATCGCCAGCCGTACCTCCGACTTCGGGACCGCCTCCGTCCGTACAAGGAGGACTTCTTTGGCCAGACTGCCCACCGCCATCCGATTCGCCTCCGTCCGGGAGGTCTCCTTCACAGTCTTTCGGGTGCTCGCGCAACCGGAAAAGCACAGGACAATCACCAGAATGCTTGCAATTGCCGGCATCACCGATAGCCTTGCGAAGCCGGGCCATCTCGCGCTTGGTAGACCCAAACTCCTTCTTGGTCGCACGCAGTTCTTCTCGGGTCTCATTCAATTCCTTCTTTAATGGTTCAACAATATTATCTATCAATATCCGGGTGGCTTGCTCAGTGTTGTCAATCCGGACTGTCTCGGCCTCGGCCCTCGCCTTCTCCGCCTCGGCATTCGCCTTGCGGACAGTCGCCTTCAGCGTGAGAAGCCCGATGACAGCCGCCAATAAACCGCCGCCCAGTACCAGGTTGAGTATTTCACTAAGCTCCATCTCTGATACCCGTTTATGACTTGCTTTCCGATTTCTTGACTATAAGGCCGATAAGCCATTGCACCAGTCCCGTGTCCGCAATCCCGTTCGCGACAAGGGACGCACCGAAACCGTAAAGCAGGGCTATATACCACTGGACATCCGACACAAATCCGGCATCCAGCCACCACAGCAACATGGCGCCCGCAATACCGACGCACCAGCTGACAATTTGGGTTACCCAGCCTTTCATATTCGGAAACAAGCCTTTCAAGCCTTCCGTCAATACTACCACACCGGCCGCAAAACCGGCAAACGTGCCAATCATCGCGTCATAATCCGTAACCGGAACATCGACTCCTTGGGCCATTACTGCCGACACCGTTCCAAGCATCAGCATCAAAAACAACATAATTCGTTTCATTTCTTTCTTCTTTTTTTTATTGGTTAATACCGATTTCTTTAAGCCATTTCTGTACGTCAAAGCTGGGGCAGGCTTTCGCCGCCAACTCATTGTGTCCTACAATGCGAACATCCGGAAAGCGGCGGTGGAAATCCTTCACATACTTCTCCAATGCCTTCTTCTGAGAGGCCGTACGTGTGTCCTTCGGAGTCTTGCCGTCAGCGGCACATCCTCCGGCATACACAATATGCCGGGAAACGGAGTTGTAACCCGCCGCACCGTTGGTGACTTCCCACGGGTCTACATTTGCGTCCTCGTTGTTGTCCACCAAACGCTCCACGCCGCCATTGAGGTGAAACAGGTCGGTGTAACCCACCTGTTTCCAGCCACGGCCGCCCTCGCTTACCGGGGCGGTGTGCCAACGGCGGATGTCCGCCGATGACACCTCACGGCTTTCCGCCGTGGCCGTGCAATGGATGACAAGGTATTTCAACTTGGCCATTACGCACCCCCTCCCTGCTTTTTGGCGGTCAGGGTGATTTTGGCCGTCTTACTACGATCGGCATCAAGGGTGAGGGTGATCGTGCCGGTCTTGTCGTTGCCGGTCGTGTTAGGCTCTGCAGTAACGGTCAGGTCCTCGTCCGTTTCCACCACCTTGAAACCTGCCGGAGCTGCGCTCGCTTTCCATTCACCGGAAGCCGTTACCGCAACCTTCTGCGTGCCGCCGGTACTCTCAAACGTGAGGGTGGCCGGTTCTACGGAAATGGTTTTCTCCGCGGCCTTGAACACGGGGTTGGTACGGGTATCCAGTACGACAGCCTCCTCGCCGAAAGCGATGTTCGTGTCCGCCTTCATCAGCAACTTGAAGAAATACAACTCGCTGGCGTTGGATACCTTGTCGATCTGGATCACGTCCTCGTCATCCTGCAAGTTGACAGCGGCGAAGAAATTGCCGTCCGCGCCCATCGAGCAAAGGGTGGTCACGATCAGATCGTCCGGCCACGCGGAGAGCGTCTCGATGGTGATGCCCTTGTAACGCTTGCTGTTTACGTCCGTCTCGCTGGCGTTCTTGGCCTCCCGTTCGGTCAACTCATCGTCGTACTTGTCGAAATCGTTAACGCTCATGATAATGCGCAGGTTCGGATTGTTACGGATGGCCACGGGGATAGCCTTACGAACGGCCTTCAACTTCTCCAGCATGGTCGCCGGCTTACCCGATACGATGATAAGCTCGGTATCTTTCGTCATCTGTGTCAGGATACCGTTCATCAGATGGTCGTCGTCATCCCCATACGTGCCGTTGATAAAATGGTCACCCAGCTCGAACTTCACCTGCTTGGTCAGCTCGGCCAGCAGGGCGTTCTGTCCTTCAGGGGGCAGTTCGGCGAACACGAGGTTGCCCTTGGGCTGCCACTTGCGCCAAATCTGCTCGTAGGCGCGGGGATTGAACACGGTAAAGGCCATGAAGTCCACCGGGTCAAGGGATTTCTCCGAATAGTTGAAATTCCCCTTGGAATCCTCGATGCCCGGGTGTTCCTTACGTTTCTGCAACATCTTGCCGCTTTTAAGGCGCGGCAGGCTGATTTTTTTCTCCACGCCGGGAATGACCATGATCAGCCCCTTCTCGACGATCTCGTTCCCCGTGGCGGCAAGCGTCAGGATCTGCTCCAGTACCTCGCCGTTGTAATTGGTGTTCTTTACTACTATTGCCATTGTTTATCGGTTTAGTTTGTTCTTGATTTCCGACATGCGCTTGTCCCACGGGCTTTCGCCTCCCACTTCCACGCGCAGGTCAGTGGTCACTCTCTTTTTCGGTTTCAGGCTCCGAAGGGCTTTCTCCCCGTTCTCGCGGTCAGAGCTAAGCAGGTTCTCATACACCGGACGCGTGGTCGCATCGATACGGCCGTCGGCCTCGGCATCGTCCAGCAATTTTTTCCTTGCCGCCTCGTCCTCCTCTTTGGCCTTGTCCGTAAAAGCCTTGTTCTCTTTTTTCAACCTGTCCACCTCGGCTGTCAGGCCGGGAACCTTTCCCGCCTCCTCCTCGAGCGCGTCCATCACGCGGAACACGTCCGAGTCCGTCGCGCAATCCTTGAAGCGCGGATGTTTCTTCAGTTCGTCTAAATTCATGTTACTCTTGTTTTGTGGCTGTTGCAGCCGGTTATTGAATATTTGGAATACCTGTTCGGGGGTACTGTCCTCCGGAAGGGGGTCGGCATCATAGATACCGTCGATGAGTCCCAGCGCCAGGGCTTCGTCGGCACGAAGCCAGTGGTCCTTGCCATCGAAATACAACGAGCGGATTTCCTCCTTCTCCTTACCCATGCGGGCGGCATACATCTCGCAAAGGGTATCCTCCAGCGACTCGATCTCGCGGATGCATCCCTGCATTTCCTCCTTGTTGCCGTAACAGCCTCCCTGGACACTGTGGAGCATCAGACGGGCATAACGGCTCATCTGCACCGGCTTGCCGCAAAGGGCAATCACCGAGGCCATGCTGGCGGCAATGCCGTCAATGTAGATCGTGATGTCGGCCTTGCTGTTTTTCAGGGCGTTGAAAATGGCGATGCCCGCATACACCTCGCCGCCGTTGCTGTTGATACGCACGTCAATCCTGCCGGACAGGGCCTCGGCCTCCAGAAGTTCGCGGGCGATATCACCGCTGCGCACGCTGTCATACTCGCCGATATCACCGTAAAGAAGGATACAGCAGGCGTCTTTCCCGGGTATGATGTTGAAAAACTTTTTCATGCTTATATAGTCTTTTAGGCGGGTGTCCCCCGCGAAGTTCACGATGCGAAATTAGGGGGATTAAAACCGTTTTTCAAACCGCATATTCATCACACACAGTTTAAAACGCCGTCATGAAGTTTTAAAGTGTCATCATGCGGCACGCGTTTTTTTCCACCCCTTTTCCTTATCAATTTTGCACGTAAAAAAGGAGGAAATATGACCGAACTAAGCATGCAGCAAAAAAGGGAATGGGCGAAGACGCTCTACCTGAAAGAGAACCTCACGCAGCAGGAGATAGCCGAACGCGTGGGGGTGTCACGCATCACGGTGAACAACTGGATAGGCAAGAACGGATGGGAGATGCTCAAGACGTCCATCACCATCACACGCGAGGAGCAACTGAAAAGCCTGTACCGCCAGCTGGCCGAGCTCAACAACGCCATCATGGCCAGACCGCCGGGGGAACGCTTCCCGAACACTGCCGAAGCCGACACCATATCCAAACTCTCGAACGCCATCAAGAAAATGGAGACGGAAGTCGGGCTCTCGGACATCATATCCGTATTCTCGGACCTGCTCAAATGGCTGCGCGCATCCGACCCCGCGCAGGCGAAAGAAGTGACGCCGCTGCTTGACGCGTTCGTAAAATCAAAAGTTTCATAGCCATGGCAAAGAAAAGACTTACACCGCAGGACCGCACGGCACTTGTCGAATGGGAGGAGCTGATCGCGTCCATACGCGAAAACTCGGATATCAACCCCTCGGACACGGAAGCGGAAATACGCGCACGCAGGGAAAGGCTCGAAAAGGATGACGAGGAGTGGTTCCGGTATTACTTCGCCATGTACTATTCATGCGAGGCGGCGGACTTCCACAAGAAAGCCACCAGAAGGTTGACAAGGAACAACCGGTGGTACGAGGTACGCGCATGGTCGCGGGAGCTGGCGAAGTCCGCACGGTCCATGATGGAAATCTCAAAACTGGCAATTACAAGAAAAATACGCAACGTACTGCTGATCTCCAACTCGCAGGACAACGCCCAAAGGCTCCTGCTGCCCTTCATGGCCAACTTCGAGGAAAACCAGAGAATCATCCAGGACTACGGGATGCAGAAGAAACCAGGATATTGGGAAACGGGGGAATTCACCATCATGGCGGGATGTTCCTTCCGCGCCATCGGGGCCGGACAGTCACCGCGCGGTACCCGTAACAAGAACTTCCGGCCGGACTTCATCCTGGTGGACGATATCGACACCGACGAGGAATGCCGGAACCCGGAACGTATCAAGACAAAATGGAAATGGCTGGAGGAAGCCCTGATACCGACCATGTCCGTATCGGGAAACTACCGCATACTCTTCAACGGGAACATCATCGCAGCGGACTGCTGCATAAAAAGGGCCATTGAAAAGGCCACGGAACTGAAGGAAAAGGGCATCGGGCACGTGGACATCATCAACATACGCGACAGGAACGGGGTTTCCGTGTGGCCCGAGAAAAACTCGGAAGAGGATATAGACCTCTTCCTCTCGCTGGTCAGCGCGGCGGCACGGCAGAAGGAATTCTTCAACAACCCGGTAGCCGAGGGAGAGATATTCAAGGACATCATCTACGGGAAAGTGCCGGCGCTCTCGAAGTTCAAGTTCCTGGTCATCTACGGCGACCCAGCGCCCGGCGAGAACAAGACGAAGAAGAGCTCCACGAAGGCGGTGTTCCTGCTCGGCAAACTGGCCGGAAAGCTCTACGTCATCAAGGGGTTCCTCGGAAGGGAGACAAACGCCACGTTTATCGAATGGTACATCAGACTGCTGGAGTTCGTGAACGGGAAAACGAACGTGTACTGCTACATGGAGAACAACAAGCTGCAGGACCCTTTTTTCCAGCAGGTGTTCCAGCCCATCATCAGGCGCATACGCCGGCAAAGGAAGATATCCCTGTACATCCAGGGGGACGAGGAGAAGAAAACGGACAAGGCCACACGTATCGAGACGAACCTGGAACCCCTCAACAGCGAAGGGAACCTCATCTTCAACGAGGCGGAAAAGGACAACCCGCACATGAAACTGCTCACCGACCAGTTCAGCCTCTTCAACCTCATGCTGACGTATCCGGCCGACGGGCCCGACTGCGTGGAGGGAGGAAACCGCATCATAGACCGCAAGGCGCACCAGACAGAAAAGCCGGCCGTCATCTCCACAAGGAAGATGCGGGCGCACAACAAGTACAGACTGTAAACTTTAATACCTTACCCACATGAGCAAATTTATAGAACTTACAGATTACGACGCGAGCATCCACCGCGAGATACTGGACGCGCTGACAAGGGAGGACAATGCCGTCGTGGAGATATGCGAGGACCGGGCCGTCGAAGAGATGCGGTGCTACCTCTCCAAGCGCTATGACTGTGACAGGATATTCACCAGGACCGGAGACGAACGGAGCCAGCTCGTGCTGATGATGGCCATAGACATCGCAGTGTACCATATTTTCAGCATCCATAACCCGAGGAACCTTTCACCCCTGCGCAAGGAACGCTACGAAAGGGCCGTCGAATGGCTCAGGGCGGTAGCGGCCGAGGAGATATCCGTGGACGGGCTGCCACTGCTTCCCGAAGAGACAAGGGCGGCAAAATCAAATTTCCTTATCAAAAGCAACCGTAAACGTGTAAACCACTGGTAACATGAGCAAAAGACAGAAAAGGGCCGGAAAGATAACCAAAAGCGGAAACCTGCCGAGGCCCGGGCAGAAAGGACCCGCAACCATCATACTGACACAGCCCAAACGCTTCGGCATAGACATAGCGGACTATATGCTGGCCATACGGGCCTTCGAGAACGTGGATTACTCCAGAAGGTTCAGATTATACGACCTGTATGAGGACATTCTCATGGACACGCACCTGACAAGTGTCATCGAGAAACGGAAAAACGCCGTGCTATCCTCCGTCATCGAGTTCAGACGTAACGGAAAACCGGACAAGGCGGTAAACGAACAGATACGCTCCCCGTGGTTCCGGCGCCTCATAGGCGACATCCTGGAGGCGAAATTCTGGGGGTTCACGCTCGTACAGTTCTACCGCAAGGGGGAATGGGTAAACTACGACCGGATACCGCGCAAGCATGTGGATCCGGTGCGCAGGCTCATACTGCGCCACCAGACGGACACCACCGGAACATCCTGGGACGAATACCCCGACCTGCTGTTCATCGGGGAGCCGGAAGAGCTCGGGATGCTCGCAAAGGCGGCCGTATGGGTGATATACAAGCGGAACGACGTGGCGGACTGGGCGCAGTTCGCCGAAGTGTTCGGCGCACCCATCCGGGAATACACATACCCCACGGATGACGACGAGGCACGGCAGAGGGCGCTGGCGGATGCGGAAAGTACCGGAAGCATGTCGGTATTCGTGCACGCCCAGGAAACAATAATGGAACTCAAGGAGGCAGCGAACAAGACCGGAAGCGCGGACCTCTACGACAAGCTCTGCGAACGCTGCAACAGCGAGATATCGAAACTGTTCCTCGGGAACACGCTCACCACCGAGGCATCGGACAAGGGAACACAGGCACTCGGAACCGTCCACAAGGACGTGGAGGAGAAAGTCACGCTGGCGGACCGGCAGGACATCCTGGACGTGCTCAACTACAACATGACCGACATATTCGCCATGCTCGGGATAGACACCACCGGAGGCGAGTTCTGCTACCCGGAAAAGAAGGTCATCGAGCCGGAGAAGAAGATGAGCATCCTCACCCAGTTGCGGACGAACTTCGGCCTGCCGGTGGGAGACGATTATCTGTACGAGGAATTCGGGGTCGAGAAGCCTGCTGACTACAACGAACTGAAAAAACGGCAGGAAGCCGGAGCGGCCGGAATACAGAAGGCGAAAGAGAAAGCGGCAACCACCGGGGAACGGGAGGAGGAAGAGGAGGAGATGCCGGAGACCGGCAAAAAGACTCCCAAAGAGAAGAAAAACGCCCTTAAAAACGCGTATAACTGGCTGAAACGTTTTTTCGCGAAAGCCCCGGGGAAAGACGGGGCAGTTTTAGAGTGGTGATGAACGACCTCTACCGGTTGGAAAACAAGCAGGTGGAGAACGTGTTTTCTTTTGATGAGGAGGTACTGAAGAAAGCCCTGAAGAACATATACGGCAAGGAGTTCCATCCCATGACCGACATCGAGGAGAACCTGTTCGAGGCCACGTGGAAAACGATGAACAACGCCACAGACAAGGGGTTCGGGGCACGGGAAGCCGATGATCCGGATTATGACTTCTACCGCGAAATACGTGCGAACAACGCCGTATTTGCCGCTTTCAAGGTACACCGGGCACAAAACGACATGGCGGCGCTGCTGCTGGACGAAAACGGCAATTTAAGGCCGTTTGAACAGTGGCTGAAACTTGTCATGCCCATAGCAGACCACCAGATGGTAGACTGGCTGCGTACCGAATACGACACGGCGGTCATACGGGCGCATCAGGCGGCCGACTGGAGACAGTTCGAGCGGGAGAAGGATATCCTGCCGAACCTCAAATGGATGCCCTCGACATCCGTACACCCGGGAGCGGACCACCGCGTGTTCTGGGGAACCATACGCCCCGTCGATGATCCGTTCTGGAACGAGCACAGGCCGGGGGACCGCTGGAACTGCAAATGCACGCTCTCGTCAACCGACGAGGAGCCCACACCCATACCGGACGACAAGGGATGGAACAAGGCGCATAACGGACTGGAAAACAATACAGGGAAAGATGCAAGACTGTTCTCTGAAAACCATCCGTATCAGAAAGAGGGCTATCCGGGTGCTGAAGACGCGGCAACCAGACTGACAAAACGGATCAGGGAAATGGTCAGAGAAATGCCGGAAAACCTCAAGCTGGAGGAGAAGGAGGCCATTGCCATGAACAACATCAAGCTGGAAAAGGCACTCGGCATGACCAAAGGAAAACCTATGACATACGAGGAAGCGGACAAAGGCAAAGAGAACCCCAACTACAGCAAAAGTATCGATTACAAGGTAAATTGCCAGACATGCGTACCTGTGCACCTGCTCCGCAGACTGGGATTTGATGTCGAAGCGGCACCGAATATAAAAAACAGCGCGTACGACTTGATGGATAAACAGGGAATCAAATGGAACAGGAACCTGTTTATGAACGCGGACGGAACCGATTCAGAATTCACCTGGGCAAGGACGTGGGCGTACAAGAATAACATCAAGCGGATGGGTGAAAAGGAAATCAGGAAGTTCCTTCTGGAAAATATGAAAGAAGACGGGCTGTATGAGATCTATTGTGCATGGAAAGGAGGAAGCGCACACGTGTTCTGTGCCGAAACAAAAAACGGCTCGACAAGACTGTTCGATCCACAACCCGGAAAAGACAATGTCCTGGACTACATCGCCAGAATGAAAGGGCAGAGTGTCGGCGTTCTCCGAATTGACAACAAACTCATCAACCCGAAAGCGGCAGGATTATTCACAAGGAGTCAGTGATTCGAAAATCATCGTCACAGGTCAGTGTAAGAATGCCGTTGCGGTCTATGATATAATGAGGCAACCCCGTGGGAAGGCTCAAGCCGTCCCCGTCGACACAACCGACGGAATACACATTCTCGTCCGATGTATGCCTTACCAGTTCCACGGAATTGAATCCATGAACACGAGCTAAATTTGTCACTTGTTCAGGTACATTCATAACACATAACGGGCACGTAAAAAATGCCTCTTTGCAAAAGTATAAAATATTTTTTTAAATCAGTCATTTATGGACATAAAAGAATATTCAAAGCTGATAAAAGCCAAGCGGAAGGAGCTCGACAACCTGATGAGACGCAGGATGCCGGTCATAGCCGGACGCATGGCGAAAGACCACTTCCAGGACAACTTCCGAAAGGAAGGTTTCGTAAACGGAGGGCTACACCCGTGGCCGAAAGCGAAAAGGCTGTCCTCGGGGCGGACCGATGCGGCCGGGCAGTACGGGACGCTGCTCTCAGGAAGAAACCACCTCTTCAGCTCCGTCAAGTATGTGCCGGCGGACTACAGGGTGAGAGTGGCCAACGACCTCATATACGCGCCCGTCCAGAACTGGGGAGGAGAAGTGAACCCGACCGTCACGCCCCAAATGCGGCGCTTTGCATGGGCGAAGTATTACCAGGCTTCAGGCAAGGCTAAAAAAGCCGCCACGGGCAAAAGAAAGGGCAGAAAAGGGGGTTCCGCCGCAAGCAATAAACCGCAGGAGAATCCGGAGGCGCTGAAATGGAAAAGGCTGGCACTGACCAAAAAGAAAAAGCTCCGCATACGCATACCCCAGCGACAGTTCCTCGGGGAAAGCCGGGAACTGTCCGAAAAGATAGACCAGAAAATGGAGAACGAAATCAGAAACATTTTAAATTTATAACAACATGGAAGAAATATTCATCGCAATCATGGAACGCATCGCCGAAAAGATGCCGGAGCTGTCATACATTGACGAAGATTACGGACAGCTCGAAGCGGGGGCCGAAGAGGACCACTACCCGGTAACCTTCCCTTGCGTACTGATCGGAAACACCGAATCCGACTGGAACGACATCGGGTACGGGGTACAGAAAAGCGAGTCGTTCATCACCACACGCCTGGCCATTGACTGTTACGACGACACGCACTACACTTCAGGCACCTATGATAAAATAAGGGAACGCCAGCTGAAAGCGAAGAAGCTGTATAAAACACTTCAGGGATTCCTATGTTCGGAAGAGGCCAGCCCGCTGGTCAGAGCGAAGAGCCGGGACTATTCCCTCCCCGGAAACATCAAGGTGTATGAAACCGTGTATTCCTTCACGCTGCACGACGAATCCGCCATGCAGGAAGGGGCGGCAAGGTTCATTCGCCCGTGAAAAGCGAGAGCTGGACGGCTGTCAGACGGGGCTTTTTCACTTTCGGGACAGGTTTTACCTCCAGCTCCTTCAGTTCCCGGCATTTGCGCCGGATAATGGACATGATACGCTCCTCGGAAATGAAAAACTCCTGCCGGGACAACACTTTCAAAGCGTCATCAAAGCGCAGGCGCTGCACCTCCGTCCAGTAATAGTAACGGCGGCACAGGGCTTCATCACGGAGTTCTATAAGCGTCTTGTCTCGTCCTTTGGCCATAAAGTAAAGTTAAGTATATGCTGCAAAATTAGCCATTTAACCGGGGATGTTGATAAAAAAACGCCGCATCGTGCATGGATGCGGCGTTTTTCCGTTTAGAGTGTGAACAAAATCACATGGTCATCAGTTCGGTGTCATCCTCACCCGGAACAAAAGGCTCGATACGGGTGATAACCTTGCTCTGCACCTTCACACGTCCGCTGCCCTTGCAGACAGGACAACGGGAGGAGGAAGGGGCACCGCCCTGGTCCGTGTAGAAAACACGGCCCTTGCCCTCACAGTTCTTGCAGGCCATCACATGAGGCGCGATATTCTTCGTCTTTTCCATACTACAAACGGCAGAATGAAGGCTCGATACGGTGCCAGACACCGTTCTCGTCACGTTTATGGAAATAATAATTCACCGCGGTCTTGTACACCACGTTGCTCTCACGGAAAAGATCCATGATTTCAGTGTACTCGCTGTCGAAACGATCCTCCAGCTCGTACAGCTTGCTCACCGACTTGTAGTCCAGGTCGCCCTGGCGGTTACGCTCGATCATCGTCATGCCGAGCTGGTACATCGGATCATCGGTACCCAACTCGCGTCCCATGGCGTAACGCTTCAGGTAGTCCACCAGGCGCTCGGCGGCAAGATCGGCACGCTCGTCGAAGCTCTTCACCTTGTTGCTTCTCACCTCCAGCTTCATGTCACCGTCCACGATAGTGAAACTCGCCTGCTCGTCCTTGCGGAGCTGGCCGTATTCACGCATCACCGCACGGAAGGCGGCGGCTTCTTTCTCCACCCAGTCGCGGAACGCTTTCACATCATCCACGACCGGGAGCAGCTTGTTCTTCACTTCAAGCATGAACTGCGCACGAAGGCCCTCATAGGCGTCGCGCCGGTTACGCTTGTTTTCCTTCTCTTCCTGCTGGAGCTGTTTCAAAAGCTCCTTCCTGTCCTGGGCGGACAGGCTTTTTAATTGTTCTTTCAGGTCCATAACTAAAAATTAAATGGTTGTTATTGTTGTTTATTCTCACGTTTACGGCGGATGGCACGCAGCTTCACCTGCAATGTGTCCAGCGCCTCACAGTCAAGTTCACGGAACTCCTTGCCGGCGATACGGCTGTCCAGGCAGAAAGTATTCACCTTGTCCCAGTCTGCCGTATCAATGCCCAACAACTGCATCTGGTGCAATACCGCGGAGCGCTTCTGGCGGAGGATCTTCCGGAGCTGTTCCTGGTAAGTGGGCGGTACCAGCTTCTGCATGGCGGCCACGGCGGCACTGTATTCCTTCAGCGTCATGTCACGCAGGCTCGTGGTACGTCCCTCCGTGTACTGGGAAACGATGCTTTCCTTCAGTGCGTCACGATCGGATATCGGAAGGCGGTTCAAAAGGCTGTAAAACGCCGAGTAATTCTCGGGTTTGTTCAATTGCTTGCGGCTGTTGATGTCTATCTGCATGGCTATACTGTTCTTTTATTGTTTATTTTAAGGTTATTGATTTCCTTAATCACTCTTTTTACTCTGATAGTGCACAAATAATCAAGAAGATGTTCCTTTTCATTTTTTGTACACTTATATCGGGCGAAAAATTCAAGTATGTCCATTCTATTCAGCTTTTCATTAACTCAAACCATTCATACCATATCAGCGTAACTCTATGATTTCACCCACGGCAGAGCGTAAAAGGGTACGCAGAACCGAAGGAGCGCCGCTGTCATAAATGACTTCCACGCAACACTCGCGGCGTGCGTTGTGTGATATGACCAGTTCGCAGGTCATATTCTCTCCAAGCCATTTCTCCACCACTTTACGGACACCCGCATCTGTAAGCACTATTATCATTTTCTTGCCCATAACTACTTTGTTATACGTTATTTTTCTCCTTGTCAAATTCAGCTAAAAGCATCTGTAATCCTACACCCATTGAGCACACTCCATCAAACAACTTATACATCAATTCCGGCTCTTCTTCCCAAATTTGATAGACTATTACTTTTTTCCCTGCACCTTTCATCCATCCTGCCTCCGAATGTGCAGAGCGCCCACAAGGCAATACAAGAACACAAACATCTGCCCATTGCATTGCATCAAAATCCGATTTGAAACCAGCTTGTGCAATGGGGTGTTCAAGTGCTGCCCTATATTGGTCTGTACTCCAATTCTCCCAATTTTCATCAATCTGCGACCATTGGAATCCCGTTTTCCCGGCAGGGTGTCTAAAGTCATAGACCTCATGTCCCTGTTCGCGAAGGAAACTAACTACTTGTGGTTGATATTGATTTCTCCAACTACTTGCTACATAAATCTTTGCCATATTTCTTGTTCCTTTCTTTATTATTTTGAATTATTCAACTCTCATCCTTCCGGTGTACTGGTTTCCCCTAAACTTCATCCCCTTGGTGAAGCCGCCCGGATATCCCAGTTCCCTGCTTCTTGCATTCGCCAGCAGCAGGTGCTCACGGCTAACGGAAGCCATGAACTCCCTGCTCTTCTTCAGTCCCATCTCCCGGGCCTTCCGGGTGACGCTGCGTTCGGAAACGCCGAGCATTTCAGCCAGCTCCCGGTTGAGGGTATTGTGATAGTGGCGACGCATGATGGAAAGCATATTGCCGTTCCAGAAGATACGCGTCGAGTAGCCGTTATGCTCCACGATCCGCCCCTGGGTTCGGTGCATGAAAGTACCATCGGGAACCTTCCGGGTCTTACGGTACCGCTCCCGTTTGTATTCCAGCACACATTCATGACACCAGGAATGTCGGCCCCCGTTCTTCAGCGGATAAAATTCACGCATCCACAACTTGCGGCCGCAATGCGGACAGACGCGTTTACGTTTCTGTTTGTTGTTATTCTCACTCATGGCTGTTTATGCTACATTCATCAGTTCATATTCAAATCCCCCCAAGACGGGATAACATTGATATCCGCCTTTTTCACCTGGGCCTGCATCAGCGCCATGGACAGCAACATGCAGACACGTTTGTCAGCCTTGACGGTTCCAGATATGGAACCCATAATATGGTCACTCTTGCCGCTTACGATTGAACCCGCAACCTGCTCAAGCCCGTCCGGATGCTCCTCACTGGCCGCAACACTCATAAAAGCGCTAAGGCCGTTCTCCTTACAAAAGTTCTCCACATACCGGCAGAGTTCCATTACTGACTCTTTCTGTTTTTCTGTAATCATTTTAGTAAAATTTTAATGGTTGATAATATGTTATTTTTCAAGAATATAATCGCACTCAAGAACCTTGACACCACCGTAAAATGTCACTTTGGACGTATCAGTAATACCGAAATGTTCTTTATCCGCGAAAATCATATTTTTCACACCAGACTTCATTTGCCGGACAACGTCCTTAGCCCTTTTATCAGTCCAGCCATGAGCGGCAAAACCGGCCTTGAACTGGTAAGTGGTCGTTACGGCACCGTTCTGGATCCTGGTGGAAACAGTAACTGTACCCACACAATTCTCTATTGTTTTCTTCTTTCCCATGATGATTATTTATTTGTTGGTTTCCAATCCACTGTTATAACCGCATCCAGTTCACCGCTGCCTTCACAGACCGGACAAGGTTTCCGTATATCCTCACGGCTGCCTTCCTCCGTCCCCCAGAACCAGCCGTTACCCTTGCAGTAGCCGCACTTGTGGCCGATACTGACAAAGTTCTCACGGTTAGGTCCCTTGCACATATAGGCGGGAGGGCAGATTTCAAGTTGTTTCTCGATCTTGCTCATAATCACATTGATTTACAAATGAAATTCATTACTTTTGCACTGACCGTTACCGGTCGCTTAAAACTACGTCTCGTCCCCGCCGGTCTGTGAAGGTCGGCTGGGGATTCTTATTTACTGCCATTTTCCAAAGCCCCCAGTTCCCAAATCACATATTTGCTGGTGGAACCGCGGTACCGCCCTTTGCTGTACGCCACATAACCCTCCACCCATATCTTCAGATCGGCATCGTACATCACGCTCGTGGCGGCGTCACCTTTAGGATTCTTGCCGCGCGCATGGCTGATGATGATGAACAGTTTGTCAGGAAACTCTTCTTTTAGCTGGATATAGTCACTGTAGGTCATCCGCGTGTACTGGAAACTGTCAATCACGACGATGTTGTAACTCTTATGACGGCGCAGGCGTTCCTTCAGCGCCGGGATGTCTTCCTTGATGAAGGCCAGATGGCGGCTCACACCAGCCATGCCGAAGCGTTTCAGGTTGTTCTGGACCGTCAGACGCGTACCCTCTTCCAAAGAATCGATCGCGATACGATCATACTTGCACAGTTCCTTGCACAACTGCATCACAAAAGAAGTCTTCCCGTTACCGCTGTTACCCCAGATAAACCATACACCCGTACGTTCCGGGGTGTCGAAGGCCTCCTTCCACTTTCCTTCGAAGGGAAATACCTCATATTTCTTGCTGAGGATATCCTTTACACTCAATGCACGCTTCATGGTCAGAAAAGTTTAAGTTGCCGGATATCGTCAATCTTGTCAAGAACGGCCTGCCGTGCGGCGCCCCGCAGATTGTCATGGCAGAGCATCCAGCCGAGCGCCCACAGAAGGGCGTTCTCTCGGGTAGCGAACTGTCCCCATTTGCGTCCCGGATTAAAACCGCCGCTGGACCCGTCCACTTCCATGTGTACACCGGAAGTCCACCAGCCGTCCTGCTGCCCCACAAGAGCGTCCAGGTAATCGCGACCGTTCCGGTAAACGGGGACAGTCTCGTATTCCGTCAGGACGGGATAGCTGCTCCAGGGAGAGGGAAGCCGGTCACGGCCGTCGATTTTCAGGTATTCAAATTTGTTTTCCATATCCTTAAAATTACGTTTGAACGGTATTTGAACGGGTTACAAATCACTCATGCGTTTTACCTTGTGGATGGAATCCTTCACGCGGCGAAGGTCATAATCGCAGGTGGCAGCCTCCTTCATCACGACATCGATATCCTGCCGGGAAGTCAGCCCGTTCGCCGTGCAGATAATATAGACATCATTCTGGTCAGTAGGCTCCAACGTGAAGAACTTACGTCCGATACGGCTGAAAAATTCCTTATAACCGGGCTTCTGGTACTTCAGCCCGTTACTGATACGCTTGACGATATAGTCGGTACTCAGGAAAACGACACCGCATTTCTCCTCCAGCTTGTTGTACAGGCTGATGAAGTAGTGGAACACCGGCTCTGTCAGTTTGTCGGCTTCGTCAAACACCAGCAGGGGCGCGTCCATCTGGATGATGTCGTCAAGGATAAGGCCCCACACTTCGCGGATATTGCAGCCTTCTGTACGGATTCCGACCGTACGGGCAATCTCGCGGACAAAATCGCCCTTCTTCATGTCTTCGGAGCAAAGGATGTAAAAAACCTCCTTGTGGTCCTGAAGGTACACCCGGGCGGTAGTGCTCTTGCCGCAGCCGGCCTCGCCGGTCACCCAGCGGACGCTACGCCAGCGCTGCGCGTCGGAAAGCACTTCGGTAATCTCCTGGTACGCGCCCGTCTCAACGATCTGCCAGCCGGGTGTGCCCATACCTCCCACCTGGGAGGCCACGTTGCGGAACATCTCATCGCTGATGTTCTCGAAACGGCCGTTCAGAATATTGCTCACGGTACCCACGCTGACACCTTTCAGGCTGCCAGCGGCCTTCGTCTGGCTCGGGTATTTGGCCACGTAAGCGCGAAGGCGCTCACTGATGGCGTTTTTCTCTTTCATTGTAATTTCCATAATCAATCCTATTTTTATAATCAATTTTCTTTAAAATTTTCCGACTATTTTCCGTTTGTCCACTTCACGACGACCGAGCTGGTCCCAGCTTATATTGCTGATCACTTTGGTGGAACGCCCCAGGGCAATCTCTTCCGGAGGCTGGCCGTACTTCTTTGTACGACGGTCTATCTGACGTTGCACCTCGGCCGTAATACCTTTCAGTTTCGGAGTGTTCAGACCGTGCTGTTCGGGAGCCACCCCGTGCTCGTACTCTATTTCCTTGGCAACCACCTGACGTTCCACGCGGTCCTGCACGTTGGCCTCCTGTTCCCGGCGGATGAAGGCGGCCTCGCCTTCTCCCTGGTCCTGGATGGCACGGTGGATAACCATGTAGGGCTCGGCGACACGCTCGAAACGGAACTCCCCGCCCTTATCCTTCCAGTACAGCCGGACACTGCCGAAATCATACGGGTCATACTTGACATAGAACTGCTTGTAGGTATTCCGGCGGCGCCATTCATGATCCGGAACGCCCGGGGAGGAATAAACTTCATAGGTGCGGGACTTGCCGCCGATCGTGACCTCGATACCGGAAGAAGTGAACGTGCTCGGGCGGGAGGTCATCACCCAGAAAATATCCACCATGTCACGTGCCGTCACCGCTTCCGTCTCCTCGTTCACACTGGTGTTGTACATCCCGATCCGGGAAATACCGGTGGCCGGATGCTTCATCTCGTTCCATTCCCGGCGTGCCTCGACATATTTCGCCTTCAGCTCGGCAAGGGTGTAAAGTTTGTCCTTGTTGGCCTCGATGAACTCAAGGTTCGGGCGGCTGGATGCTTTTTTGGTGGTGATGTTCTGACCGGTAAACCGCCAGTCCTTATGCAGGACCTGGCTCTGGAAACGGCCGAAAGCCGACTCGATAGTTTTCGACTGGCCGCTGTAGGGAGCGGTCGGGCGGTGGATATGGCTGATCTTTGCCAGCAGACCATCCGAGACACGTTCCAGTTTCTTGTGACCGCCCTGATTGTCATGGACCAGCTCGTAAGGCTTGTGCCCGCTTGTCTGGAGAGCCATGCGGTAGGCGTGATATTGTGCCTCGTAATTCTCGTTCTCGCTGATATGGAAGCCCAGCAGTACCTCGCTGTAGGCATCCATGACCTCGTACACACCGATGGTGCGGACATTACCATGCTCGTCCTTGTAGTAGAGGTTCAATTTCGTACCGTCACCGTACCACAGGCTGTCACGGCGGCTGGGAAGTTCGGTCTTGTGCTTGCGGCCGTAACGCTGGTGCGCCTTCATCTCTCCGTGGACCGCATCATACCATAAAGGCTCGATACGGGGGCTGTTAAGCCATTCGCGAAGGCTGCGGGGACTCTTCAGGGGCTTCCAGCCACGTTCCGGGGCGACACGGTTGTACTCCTCGAATATCTGCATGTCGGTATAGACAGGGACGCGGCTCCGTTTCAGCGCGACAAGGTAACGCCCGGCTTCCTCCTCGATCTTCAGCGTGTTGCTGTTGCCATACTTGCCGCTGACCAGTACCGCGTAGTTCTGCGGCCTGTACTGGTTCACAAGGCTCTTCAGGCGGCCCTCGCTGCCCGGAAGGGTATGCGCATACTCCCCGCGCCATTCCTCAACCCTGGCAAGCAACGTTTCCCATACATTACGGCTACCCCCCAGCATGTTACGTTTCGGACGAAGCGTGTCCAGCTCGCTGATCAGTGCGTTAAGCACCGAGGCATTCCATATATACTCGGCCTGGATACGCTCGGGAAGGGGAACCTGCTCACCGTTCTTGTCGTAGCGGTACTCCTCAAAGAAAAGCTCCGCGTTCTCGTCTTTCTTCACTTTGCTCATAATCATTTCTCGTATCAGTTTCTGTTCAGGATCGCCGTACTTGGCAACAAAACGTTTCTGGTATTTATCGGGAAGGGAGGAATAGATGATTTGTGCACGGGAACCTTCTCCGCCGCCACGATGGGAACGTTCAATGGTACCACGTTGCAGCTGTTTGTCAAGGGCACCCCTGGTTATCACCGGATCATCTCCACAAGTCAGTTCCTGATAGGTTACACACAATGTTTTCTTGTAGTATTCCATCTCCCAGTCCGATTATCACTCCTCCAAATCATTCAAAGGGACATGCCTCTTCATCAGCCTCGCTGAAGCCCCGAAGTTCAGCACGACGGCGAGCTCCAGCAGCGGGTGGTCAAAGACCACGGAAAGCAGGATCCCGAAACTCAGACAGAAATAAAGCACACAAAGGCGCTGTTTCCGGTTCAGACGGGTGAACCAGCGCAGCTGGTCACCGAACAATGTCATCAGGTCACTTTTCATCACCGTCCTTTTTTTGAGGGTTACCACCTACCTTGGTACCACCGCGCTCGATAGCGAGCTTGCGGATGGAACGGGCCAACTTGCTATTCTTGCGAAATGCAAGGGAGTGGGAGACCATTTCCCGGGAACAACCCAGCAAACCGGCTATCTTACCCACCTCGCTGTATTCTACGACTATTCGTTCTTTCATAATTCGCTGATATGTTAAATTATTGTAGAGGGCGGTCGCGGACTCGAACCGCGGACCATGGCCTCTCCCTTGTGGGAGTCTGGCGTGTTCTACCAACTGAACTAACCGCCCGGGAAATCTATCGAAGCTCCTCTATTGTCGGGGTTACCCGGTAGTCAAAACAGGAACGGCAATAAGCCAGGCCGCACTCGTTCTCGCAGACCACGATACCGGTCAACGCGTCAATCTGGTAGGCGAAAATATTTTCGTCATCATTCAACTCTTTAAGGGTGGCAGCAAACAGGTCCATTTCTGCCCAGTCAACGGTTACTTTCAATGCTTTCATTTTCTTCTTTTTATATTTCTCATTGTCACATCAAGCCTTTTTTGTAGCTTTGAGGCGGCGTTCACACTTTGAACACGCTGCAAATATAGTATGTTATTGCGAAAATCGCAAGATTTTGCGCAATAAAATGCGATTAAATTAGCAAAATAATGCGCTTATGGAGAAAAAATCGGCTATTTCAGAAAGAATACAGATGTTAATCACAGAATTTTGTGATGGAAAGAATCTGCCTTTTGCTAAGGCCATTGGGATTAACGAGTCCAATATTAGAAGCTATATAGCTGGTACACAACCAAGGTTTGATGTGTTAGCTGCTATCGCTGACAAATTCGCAGTAAATTGCGAATGGCTTTTAACGGGTAGGGGAGAGATGACAAAAACGAACCAGTCAACGCCAGTAGAACACATGCAAACAGGTTATGTTTCTAAGAATAAAGATAAGGAAAAAATCGATAATAGCCAAGGTACTTCTCCTGAAATATTCGATAAACTTCTGTCTACGATAAAAGAACAGCAGATAACAATAAAAGAGCAAGCAGAGGAAATAGGAATACTTAAACAAACAATCGTGCAACTCAAACAGGAAAGTGCGGGGCGTGTTTCAGGTGCGGAGAGTTCAACACTTGCAGGTGTCGGATAA